GTGAGGTTTACTCTGCAGCACCCCGGACGATCCGACAGACCATCCTTTTTGCTACAGAAGAGCACATGTTTGCTTCTCAGGATATCCCTCTTTCCGGCTTTACGCGGGATTGAGGCAAGGGACGCATCCCCGACTGGCCATTACTGGTTACGCGGGGGTAGTATCCAACTCCTGGGGAGTGAGCAGCTCCCTGTACTAAAGAAGTTTGCGAGGGTCGTATTTGGGAGAATAGCCGCAAGTTCCCTAGTGCTGGTTACACCGTATACTTACGACTAAGCCAGTACCGAATGAACGGCACTGACAGATCACTAAACTCGGTGGAAAGGAGGGTTACTCCTAACTACCTAATCTCGTGATCCCACCTATACCCTGGTGACCATTAGGTCATCTAGCGGAGCCTCAATCCCTGGTCGGTACTTACGTACCGACTTCAGGATCCAGGTCATATGTCTCCGGGCACGACGTTCCTTCAATTCAGAAGTGAACGACACGTCCCAGAGAGTACGGCCTGAGGCACGGTTTACCACCGTAAGGAAGTCACGGGAGGACCCACGGTAGTCTTCCACAAATCTACTTCGTATCCTGCTCACAAAGAACAGGTAACGAGTATAGAGATTGGAAGCTACCGGGTAGTTGACGGTCTCCACGTACGCCCGAACAGCGTACACGAACAACCGTCCGGCCGATCTAAGGGTAACCTTGATCAGCCACCAGCCGAGTGGTGTCATCCACAAGATGATCCACGAGGCTAACCCTCTTGGGACCCTTCGCCCTAACAGGCGATTTAGGTCCGGAACCACTGTTTCCAGTGGTTTCTTCCAGTTTACTGGAAGGAGAGCGGCCAGGTGACTTGCGAACGCAAGGTCTTCCAAGTACTTATACAACCCAACTTCCTGTGTGGGACGAGAAGCTCTGGTTCTCACCAGCTCTTCAAGTTCCTCCACAGTGACGGAAGGAAGTAATTGTACAAGGAAGATACCTTGCCATAGCGGGAATCCTGGCTGAACACACATAGCAAAAACTATGCGCATCTGGTTTTGGAGTTTCCAAATCGGCGTGGTAAGCCGAAGTGGAACCCGAAGCAAGAACGCAACGGTTCTAGCTATAGCTATCGGGAAAAGGGAATGGCCTCTCTTTACAACATGTGCAAAGAGTGTGGCTGAATCCGCAGGATTGACCACGGCCTGATAAATCAGACCGATGGGTATTCCAGACAGATCCACGTCGTTGCGGATGAGTCTTTTACAAAACTCAAACGCTCCGACGCTCGACACCAATGATTTACTCATTGATATCGACACTCCCCACCCTGTAACCACGGCTAGGTAACGTGCAGCGACTTTGTCGTTAAGAATAACAACATCGTCGCCCACAATACCGTATTCCTCGAACCATCCCGAGAAACCCTCTAAGTGTGCACAGTACTGGACAATAGCATGGTGTGCTAAAGCCAGCATGGCCCAAGAAGAGTAGGCTCCCATTGGTTGCCCAACGGCATACTGACGATCCTCTCGGTGGGACTCACGTCCCCCAAGTTCGTTGACAGTGCTCCATCTATCCTCCCAATTACGGAAGGTTAGCAGGGCACGCCAGAAGACACTAAACGACCCATCAAAGAGTCGTGTTAACATCAACTGGTAGATATCAACTGGGATCCGATCAGTCGCTGAGGACAGATCGTAGGAATAAGCGGTAAACGTTGCTCCCTGTTCCTGGGCTTGCAGTAGACCTGCTCCAACTTTACGTTGAAGCATTTCCACGCAAGACTCCTGACCAAATGTCCCGTCATTGGGTATATCCCGTAGAACTGCGAAAATAGCTCTGTGCAGTGGTTTTAAAGCCATCTGCGTCCAGAAATCTACAATCGCAACTACACGGATTTTCCCAGCAGCTTCCTCTAAACGAGAAAGTCTGGCGGTGACACCCAGTTTGGAGACCCGGGGACGGATGCTTAAAAGGTAACGAAGGTAGAACCAAACGTGGTTTAACCCACGTCGGAGCCCTCCGCCTCGAAAGCCTACAATCCCTTCTATCCCCTCATAAGGGTATGATCCCTTTAAAGAGACAGGAAAGGAAAGTGAGCAGATCGAGTACAGGATGGCTAGCCAACCGATTACCAATCGGAAGGCCCAATACCAACGTCGCCCATAGGCATGGTTCACAAATTTCAACAGGTGAATAAGGTTCTCAGGTTCACAGTACTTAAGTACTGCTGCGTCTCTCAACGCTGAAACTGAGGCCCTACCCCCGTTGGGACCAACTGAAGTGGACAACGTCGCAAACGACGGTCGACCCAGCGAAATCCGTTGTGGTAACAAGGCAAAGAAAGTGGGCAGGAATGAGCTAAAGTCGCCCCAGTTCTCCACTGAACCAGTGAAAGGACCGGTAATCGACTCTATCTTGAGTACACCTGGGGTTACAAGCCCTCGGTACACACCAAGAATACTAAGAGCACAAACTGTGCAAATAGTATGCCCAGACCTAACCCACCCTCTAAGCCTAGTGGGAAGAATGGTCGGAAGACCTCCACTCAACCCAACCATGACTGAGCCTTCGCAGACTCGTAATGGGACACCAGCGACATAGTGCTGCACCACTCTCACGCACTCTTTCAAGTACGCGATTGTGAATGTAGCACCGTTCCGCAGGTACAGGAGCTCGATCTTCTTCGACATGGACGTAAAGTCCTGCCGGAGAGACGAACCTACCCCAAATAAGAGGCTAAGAAGTCGGGGCAGACGCCCCAGCCCACCTCTAGCTACTAACCAGGTGTGTATTAGTCTGATCATTATTTTAAATAGTGAGAAGGCGTACACACCACTGTCACACCAAGATGGGAATCTTGGAACGTGGTCGGGGGGTCACAGCCAGTGGCTACATCGGGGGGTAGGGAAATCCGAGGATAACCCATGTCAAGACTGAAGGTAGTAAGCCTTCCTCAATGCACCGAACATACAGAGAGTGTCCAAACCCGGGGGCCCGATAGTAGCGCCTCCCTCTCCGGGAG